TAACGATGTAGAGTAAGAAGCAAGTCCTGTATTTGGGTCAAATTGTGCTAAAGCCATAATTAAGTTCCACAAGTACAATCTGCCGAAGCTTGGAAGTTGCTTACGCAGTACCATATTGTTTCTGGCGTGCCTGCGTTATCATAGACAGATTGTGTTATAAATATCTGATCGCTAAATTCCAGTCGAGGCAGAGACGAATTAAGATGTATGCCGCCCGATATATTACATGTCACAGGTATATTGTAATCAACAAATTCCACTCCGTCCGTTATCTCTATTCCCGTTGTTTCATCAAAAAGATTAACATAAATAACATTGGTAAATCCAGCGTCTTGGTTGCATACGGCCCTTCGGACACTCGCTCCGCCAGCCCCTGCAGTCGATGTACCCGGCTTTCTTGATAGACGAGTCCTTGCCCGGTCAAGGTCAAGGGAAACTGTAGTACCGGCTCCGGACTTCTTGATCTTGATAAACTCATCGCCACGCAGGTTGTTAAGCTTATTAAACTCACGCAACCACCGATTAAGCTGTGGCAATATTCTTGCATTAAATTGCTTAAAAGGCTGTATCATGGGTCAACCGCCGGGAAAAGGTCTGTGAAGTCTGACGATTCGTAATAATCAACAACTGTCCTACTGCCAATGTCTGGGTCTTCAGGGGCTGGGATTAGCGGATATTCCCATTCTGGATCGGGCACAGGTTCGTTTGTGTTGGCGTCAATGTAGACAATCTCGGGATTCCATCCGTCAGACTTATACTGGAATGTATATGAATTAACCCAATTCAAGGGGGATTGCTGACTATCGTCTGTTGCCCCTGTAACGCTCGAAAGCATCCAAGTACCAGCCTCCCCACCCTGCCATAACGAATCGTTTACAGTGCCAATGTATTGCCTTGCGATCTGGTCGCCATCTATGCCCTGTCTTACAGTATAAGTTCTCGTGCTCTCAGGAACTAAGACGCTAAAAACCCCGCCCTGCACGCCCGAGTAAGTGCCTCTTAATTCTTCTTCGCGGGCGGTCGGCGTTTCGCCACCATAATTGCTCGGGTAAAGATATCGCAAATTGACGGCACTGCCAAATCTATTTTTATTAGACTGAACCTCCGAAACCTGCGTTTGTGTGCTTACCTGCACTTGCTCAAATGGGCTTTGCTGGTATACAAGCGTCATGCGAGTCTGCTGGTCGCCAATTGGCAAACAGTCTATTTTTCGTAGCCAGCACCCTGTAAGGTCAAGACTAACCCCGCTAAGATCTGAGCCGATCAGTGGAATATTACCGTCTGTCAAAGCGTTATACATCTGCTCTACGTCGTTAGTGCCAAGTACCTCATCAAGTATAATCGTAACCGTAAACGAATAGCCGTTAATAGCCGAGTCAAAAGATGCACTTGCACCTTCAACTCGATATGGATATGCTGTACTCATATTTGACTTACTCCTTGACCTGATTTATCAATATTTCTCAATATCTGGTTTCTTTCTTTTGATAGCCTATTAGCCTCATCAAGCTTCTGGCTGTCCGTCCTGCCCGTTAACGCGGCAACATCGACAAACTGCGAGCGTATCTCTCTGAATTGGCCTGTAGGGGCTTCTGGTTCCCTGAATTGATCGTTTGCTTGAGCGACTGCCCTTGCAAGCTGGTCTTGGTTTATCAATCCAGCGGCAAAAAGTTCATTGTATCTGGCAACTGTTTCGGATAGTCGCTCCTTCTGGGTCTTGATCGATTCAACCAAGCTTTCTGCGTCTTTTTTCATAGACTGAAAAGCCTTAACCTCACGAAGCCTGCCGAGTAATTTCTCTGTTTTCTTTACAGATGCATTGAAAACATTTAGCATTTGACCACTAAAGATATCCCTACCAAGCTGTTTGATTTTCTCAAATTGAGCCTCTATCGGCGTTAGCCCATCGGCTATCATTTCTTCAAATCCGATTTTCCCTCTTATGTCAGATGTCATTTTCTTGACTTTTTCAAATACAGATTGCTGCTCTTTTAGCTTGTCGTTCTGTCGTTTTTGGTTTTCTGCTATTATGCGGGTTATTTCTGCTCTTTGCTCGAGTATCTGATTCTGAGCCTTCATGTTCTCAGCTGCTTTTTGATCTCCAAGCGACTTGCCGATTTGATCGGTAGACTTCTGCACTCTATCCAACACCATCGCGGCAGCCTTTATCTGTCCAAATATAGGGCCTCCGATTATAGCACCTGCGATAGGCTTCCTGAATTTAACAAGAAATGTTGAAATCCCTTCTATTAGTGGTGATATTGTAACTATTCCTTCTTGGCCGAGTGCTTTTACGGACTTTGTAAGCCTTGTTACAGAATCGTTTGCAGCCTCAACCTTTTTCAGATCAAGCCCCTCGAGAGTTATGCCGAGTTCTTTTGCCTCTTTCATAGCCGCTTCTATTCCAGGAGCACCCTGCTCGAACAAGTTCAACATCTGTTGGCCAGCCCTGCCGAATAGAAAATAAGCCGCCGCCGCCTTTTCTGCCTGTGTAGCTAAATTCTGTATTCTGTCGGCAATCACCAATATAGCATCTTCGGGTGTCTTGCGTATCATTTCCTCTGCAGTAATGCCCAGCAACTCTAATCCCCGTTTAGCTTCGCCTGATCCTGTCTTTAACTCACCCATTCTACGGATGAATATCTCAAGCGATTTATCCAAGGCCTGATTCGATATACCTGCAAGCTCTGCTGCATGCCTAAGCCCGAGCAGGGATTCTGTGGTTATGTCTAATCTTCGTGACAGCTTCGACACCGCATCGAGGTTCGCCATCGTGCTTTTCAGCATTGCACCGAGGCCAGTGACGCCAGCCGCGAGGGCAAGCCCCTTGGTAAATTTCAACAAGGACATAGCCGCACTGGAAGTAGAATTTTTAAACCTACCAACTGACTTCCTGCTATTCCGCATCTTCTTTTCAAACACAGAAGTACGTGCGATCAAATTAACTGCTAAGGTCGAAACTGTTGCCATTATTGCACCTTTCCACCCATCGCTCTTGTGAATTTTTCAAGCTTCTTTTTCATGTCCTGCCAGCTTTCTTTTTCAGGTGGCTTGAAATTTAAAATGCAGTCTTTCAACTGAATAGTCTTTTTCGTCCACGGTAACAAATTGCTCTTGACTACTGTCGCTGCCCGAAGGTCTGCTCTTTCTTCGCCCCAAGGCTCAATCTGATAATCAGCTATCCATAAGTTTTCTTCTTTGGCCGACATACGCTGGCCAAGTTCTGACAATGTGCAACCCAGCTCCCTACAGATTTTTAATCTGAATCGGCGACCTGGGTTTTTTCTGAGTTTTTTACTATTTCCTCAACCTCCCCTGGCTTCAATCCGCTGAGGTCTTCGGCTACGTCATAGACCCTTTTTATAGCCTTGCCTGACTTCTCACCCAAAGCTACAATTTCACTATCTGCAAAAAGTCTTTCTCCGTTTTCATCTTTAATGCAAAGTGCACAAAGTCTAGCTGTAGCACCTTTCAGGTTAGCTTTCGCCTTGCCTGTCTTCTCGTCACGAGTAACCAGACCATTCTCAAATTCGTCTTTTTCAGTCGCATTAAGACCGACTACCATAACCTCGCCGCCCCATTCAGGGACTGACACTACTTTACTTTCGATATCATTTGCACTCAGAATTTGTTCTTTACTTAACATTTTGGCTCCTTATAAAATTACGCATTTGTTGTGTGAGTTGGTACGCCCGAACACTTGATCGAGAACGTTCGAGTTATCTTGTCGTTCGGCGATGCTGTGCCTGCTCCAAAATTACTTACATAACCTTTCGTTGCCCATGTCGCGTTGTCCGGGAATGTGATAGTCCATGTTTCTGCGACATTAGTGCCACCAACGATACTTGACATCTGCTCATCTTGTGCTTCTGTGTAGTTCACAGTACATGCAATTACACCGGGATCAGTAGAGCCTCCGATAAATTCCATGTAGTTACTCGCAGAATCCATGCTCGAAACATCAATATCTGTTACGTTCAGTTCCGGAAGATCAATACTTATGATCTCTGACACCTGATTAGTGCCGGTAAAATTAACTGAACCCGTCAAGGTTGTTTGAAACCCATTTATTCCTGCCATCGTGATACCCTTTCTTAATTTTCGGTATAACTTACTAAATAATCTTGTCGGACACCATGCCGACTAACTCGTCTGTTTCCAGGTTCAAAATCATCCAAATCGCCCTCGTCATCAAGGGCCATATAAGAGATAAATACGCCGTTTACTGTTCCATTAAATCCGTCTAAGGCTTTCCTTACCGCGTCTGACACCTGCTCTGCCGTGTAATCCCTTGCACCATACGAATTGACTTGCAATGTTGGCATTGCCAAATCGTCAGGCCCGCTTTGCGTATGGCCGCGAATGCTGCTTATAACATGAAATACAACCGAAGTCTTACCCTCTACCGGATCGCCGCCCGGCCCAACTCTACCATCTACCAACGCCTGCAAATTGCTATCACCCATCAAGATTGCATAAATAGCACTCTTAAGCGTTCCAGCACCCTCTGCACCTGCCAAATATATCGTTACTAGGTTAGATGGTGCTGATTCGTCAGGGTTTAAGGCTGTGGCGTACATCTCGTACCACGTGCCAGCGGTCAAGCCAGACTGAACAATGTCACCGTCGCCGACCCTTGTATTGCCAGTTGTCCATGATGATGTGCTCTGCTGTCTGTAGTAAAGCTGGACGGTATTTGTCGGCTGGTCTGTAGTCACTGTCACTGTCACGCTGTTAGCATTACCGTCATCAACGACATTAGTTATGACAGGTGCATCGGGAGGATTGCAGCCCTCCAGTGTGCCTGTACGGGTGTCAGGCCACCCGTAGACTATGCCTAACTGAACCTCATCGGCATCAGGCATAACCACGCCCATATTTTGACCAACATTTCCGGCAATTATCATGGCGTTGCGTCCGTTTCTGTTGCGATTATCTGTTCTGTGCTTGTTACATTTACATCGTCGATATCGGTAAGGTTTTTCTTTAGCAATACAGTTGATGTGCCTTTAGTCTTATATTTCAAGCTCCAAGGCGTTGTACTGTCGTCCAGCTGCTTGTCAGCTTCTTGTATTGCACTGATTCTTGTTACTGTGGTTCCTGTTGATTCAATATCATCCACAATAACGCTCGTAGTGTTGCTGTCGTTCTCAAAGAACGTGTCAAAATTAGGTCCAACATTGTCCTGTAGCTCCACTTCCTTGATAGCCTGAACCTCTACGCACGCCATAGGAAGAATTACGTACCCCGATGTACTGTCAGGTGTCGTGCCCCATACCCTGCTTACTGTGGCAATTTTAGTTGTACCATCATAAGATATTACGCGTCTAACCTGATCGTCACCTGTGCCAGACCTGATGAACAATAGTTGATTACGGTACGCATTGTCGATAGACGAAGCCAAGGCATTTAAGGTTAAGGTTGTGGCCGTTCCCGCCTGTGCTAGTCCCTCGTTTACATGCTCCCTGCCAGCATCGGCAAGCACAACATATTCTGACGAAGAATCGGGGTTTACTTTCCAATTTCGATCTACTGTAGCTGTCCTTGTAGCACCTGTGTACTCAATGATGTTTCGGCTTTGCCCCGCACCTGTGCCTGTCTTGATAAACACTCTTGCCGGATCATATGCCCCATCTACGGTGGAGGCACTCGTAGCAAGCTGAATCTGGTTGTTTCCTGTACCGGGTCCCTGAGCGTCGTCAGACGTGACAGATATATCAGACTCACGAAGTATCTTGCCTGCACTCTGACCGACGTTGTAATTAGCCTTGGAGATAACCTCATTCCATACCGCATTGGCTACGTCTGGATTTTCATACAGGCCTCCAGCTACGACGTTCGTGCCATCTTGGATAACAATAGAATCACTCACTATTACATTATTATCAACTACAGCGTAATACCCATCCAACTGCGTAGACTCCGGCAATGAAGTCCCAGCTGCGGTTACAAGTGTAGTCCCGTCAACCGAAACAGCACCATAAGTAAGTGTTGCTCCTGTCCTGTAATGTGCATATACAATAGCCATATTTTAACCCTTTTCGGTGGCTTCCATTTTTTGGATTTTCGCACCTAATTCATTTAACGCTTTAAGTTTTGCTTGAGCGTCTCTTTGGATTTCTGCTAATTCCATGTTTTTGTTGTACCATTCAACTTTCAATTCTTTCAATTCATCCATCTTTCTTTCCTTTATGAAACAATATCTTTGATTACTGTGGCGTTCGTTACGCCTTGTTTAATTTGATACCTCTCTACTTGTCTGTTGATAGAGTTAGCAACCACCATATGTGCCCGTTCTTCGGGTGTGTACTTTTCTTCTTCTGTTGGGTTGCCTTCGCCATCTAAGACGTATTCAACCGGCATTCTGGAAGCAAAACACTCTATAACGATAGGCTCGTGGTCAACCTCGACTGTAAATGGTGAAAATGCTTTTCTACCGTCCGGTACTTCTATTTCTTGTATTGGCATCATGTGCCTCCTATTTGCATTGCATCAATGTTTCCATAATTTGCTGTAAAGTTAACCGCAGCACCTGCGTCATGCCTGAGCCTCAAGTCAATGTCTGTAGGAACGCTTGTCACGTCTACAATCCCATTGAACGAGACAGACCCTACATCGCCTGCCGTGCTAAATTTCCTATTCCAATGTATCTGGTTCTGTTCTATTCCATTCCAGAAAACTGAGCCGAGAAATACTACATTAGCTGTGCCAGATGACCCCGAAAGAGTACCATCTATTTTGTATCTACCGGGCTTGGTAATCGTTATTTTGTCGTTTGCTGCGTCTGATGTGCAATTATTGCTTTGCCCGTTCGTTGTCCATCCAGTGAATTTAGTATAAGTAGCACCGGTAGCTATAGATTGTGCTGTTGATTCATCGTGTAAATAAATCTCCGCAAATGGAAGTCCTGCAGTGCCAACGAAAACAACATTGCCCGATTCTTCTATTTCAGTGTAATCAGCCGAAGTGCTGTGGCCGAACCTGGAATAACCTTTTATCTCTAATTGCTCTGTAGGCTTAGTGGAGTCACCTATGCGGACGTTGCCCCTATCCGAGGCGATATAAACATTGCCATCTGTTCCGTTAGCGGTCGAACCAGTGCCACCTTGGCCTGGATTGATATTCACATCTGCCCCGTTGCCGCCTGTGTTTGTAGAACCATTTGACGCATCACCACCAAAACCTGCAAGTATATTGATAGACCCACCAGCTCCTGCCGTATTTGTCCCTGCTGTTACACCGTCAGCATCACCGCCCAACCCTCCTATTAGGTCAAAAATACCGCCATTACCACCTGTATTATTCCCAACCGTGCCATACGCCCTGCCGCCATTACCGGAAACCTGAAAAAACCTACCGCCATCACCACCAACCGAGAAAGGTAAACCAGAGGACGCACCGCCATCGCCACTTGTCAGCCCAAAAACGCCGCCATTGAAAGCGATAAGGCCTGCCACCGGCGCTCCCGCTCCGGATATGATGTTAACAGACTCGCCGATAGAGCCAACGCCGTCAGCTCCTAACACGTTCAACACCTGATTAGCACCACAGGTAGTCCCAACGCCAGACTTGACGGACTCTAGGCAACCGTCAACCGACACTAAACCACTAAAACCGTCTATCTCGATAAGCTGATTATCATCACTGTCACCTATATACCCACCGTTTACAAGCAAATTCCCCCCAAGAGTTGTCAGGCCTGTGCTGTCAAGCTCTAAACCTGGGTTATCCGTGGTATTCCCTATCGTAACTTTATTGTTAAGCGTGCTTAGGTTCAGCCATGTCTGCCCATTGGCAAATAACAAGCCCGATGAAGGGTCTATGCTTATAATCTTTAGGTTGTCTGAACAATCTAACTCAGAAGAACCCAACCAAGTCCAGTCACCAGAAATAATCGGCGATATCAGGGTAAGCCCAGACAGCGACGTAGAAACCTCAAATAAACCAGTAGAAGGGTTCCAGACCTGGATCTGATTCACGGCTGTACCGAACGGAACTCTATAGTCAATTATTGATTGTATCATTTTATTTCTTCTTGGTTATAGTTCGTTTGCGTTTCGTTACTGTACGTTTTTTTCTTGTCACAGTCTTTTTTGCCATCAGTTCACCTTATCAATCGATTTCAGCCAAGCCCTAAGTTCTGCGTCAGATTTTATTTTCTCAATCATAAGTTTGTTCTGTTCGGCCATCTGGGCTTTCATTTCGTTTTGTCCATTCAGCAGTGCTTTCTGAGCGGCTTCTTGCTTGATATACATCTTTTCCATGCCATCCAGCCGCTTGTCTATCTGCTTCAATTCATGCTCTGTCGCAGTTAACCTTGATTCATGCGAGGCGACTAGGTTGACAGTTGCGGAATCGCTCTTGCTGGCTGCCCATGCGGTAGTCCACACAACAACAGAAAACCCAAGTACGCCAATACAAACTTTTACCCACATAGGCACGCTTTCTTTATTATCAGACACGCTTCGCCTCTCTTTCTATTCCTTTTTTAAGTTCATCTTGTAGTATTTTTTCAGCATAAGGCCTCTTTGAGCCCATCGCAGTCCTCATGTAGGGTATAGGCCTTGCATTACCGTGACCGTATTCTATTGCGTTGGGAATGTAAGATCTTTTCCCAGATTTTGCATGATGAATAAAAGATAGCTCTTTCGGGTCATGCTGCACACGAACACCAAACGAACCAGGTCTTTGTTTTTTAAAAGCCCTAACTTGCAAACTATGGTATATCTTTTCGCCCATCTCGCCACCAACCATACGCAATGCGTTTATTCTGGTCTGGGTTAATATTGGCTTAGCGGCCTTTCTGGTAGCACTTCTGACTACTTTTTTGCCAACTTTCGGCCCCAAAGCCTTTAGTTTGGCGTCCAGCCGCTCAAAACCCTCTAATTGGATCGTCATGCTACTCATCTTCTAATTCCCCCCTCTTTTCCTTACAGATAATGCGTAGACAGATATGCTGTTCGTCTTCGTCTACAATATAGACAGGCTCAAGGATTCGGTCGTTATATAAAATTCGATTATCAATGGTAATATTCGCTATCCCACCAGTGCCGCAGTACCGCGTCCGAATCTCCATCGTGGCCTCGGCGTCGATCTGGCGTGCAAGCTCTAACTTCCGGCCCGTGAGAGTCTGAACAGCCGCCCACACTTCATAATCGGTTGACCAAGTGCCATCCTGCCCGCCGTGAGGGTCAAGCACCTCGGTATAGCTCTGTATTCCGATTCGCCTGTTAAAATGTCCAATGTTTAGTTTCTGCATTTATACAGTCCACGCCCTTGCGTTTAGTAAATTCTTAACCCCAAGAGGGATTTCTTCAAGGCTCAAATCTGAGGTTGCCGATCGGTTATCGTACAAGTGAGCACATAGCAACTTGATAGCCGACTTTGTTTTCGCAGGAACGTCGGTCGCCGCGTCGCCGTAGCCAGCAATATATATAACCGTTACGCTGTTATTCGTGTTCAAAACAGACGGATAAGACGCACTGTAAGCCCGCACAACCTTGCCAGGTTCTCTTATGATGTCTACGTCATAAAGAGAGCTATCAAGCGTCTGTGTGTCCTCTCCTGTGTCTGTGTACGTAATAGAAGTCACGCTTTGAAGTCTTGGCTTCGGCAAAATGATAGTATTCGGCAAATAGTCAAGAGTTGCCGTGATCGTCTGTGTTATGTATGCTCTATGCTCGTAATCCTCGCACCACTGCCGGGCGGCGACGATCAACGCGGTAATCAAGTCATCGTCCGCTGTGCAATCAACGCGTAAATGCAGCTTCATTTCTTCCAGCGTCACTGGCTCGACCAGCGGTTCAGTTGTCACTCGCCATTTTTCAATCATTTTTCTTTGCCTTTTTCTTGCGGTATAGTTTCGCAACGCCACGCATTATCAGTTGGTCGGCCACCGGCTTATTAACTTTCGGCAGGATATCCCCTGCTTTTGCCAATCCATAAGCTTTTAACAATACAATTTTCATGTCTTCATCTCCACATTAGGCACACAATGTTCTGCGTATTCGCCTCTATCCATCTGAGGCATGTAATACTGGATTGGCTCATATCCTTTTCGCGGTTCGCCTGGGAAAGTACACATCATCTGCATATGTCCGATATTAACCTTAGTTGCAAGTGCTACTTTACGCCCACAATCGCGGAAATTGTGCCAAAAATGGATATCTTCATCGATCCGATTCTCTCCCCAATCGCCATTTTCGTTAGGGTGGGCAATAAACCAAGGCTTTTTAAGGTCATCGAACGCAGAAACCCGGAAAACAGTCAGGCCAAAATGACCATTTACAATCGGCTCAAGCTCTCTGTCGAACTCGGTCAAAGGTATTTCTTTTCTTGTTTCACCCTCATCTATCACTGGTGCAAACATCGGCATATGATTTTCACGCTTGATCTGAACCGGCACAACCGCGTCAAGCTCAGGGTTTTCCTGCATATACTGCAAAAGCTTGATAACATGCTCTTTCTTGAACCATGTATCATAATCGCAGGTAATGATATATTCAGTGCCGTCCGTCCTGAACTTTTCAATTAGCCTGGAAAGCACCTGCCCCCAAAATACCCCTGTTCCCTTTGAAAAACCTATACCAAGCTGAGGGAATACCGAAATAGCCGCATACATATTATCTGTAAACGCAAGTCGCGGCATACTCATAACAGCCTGTATTTGAATTGGATCAGCGGCCTTTTTTTGTCCCTGCAGATTAACCGAGATTGGCAGACTTGCACAATCATCAATCTCTGATTCCCACGGCTGAACGTAATCAAGCCCTAATGATTGCAAGATTTCATATAAAGACGCCTCAGTGAATATTGATTTATGATAGTCGTTTTCGTCTGTTTGACCACCCATAATATAAGCATCGTCGGTACAAGGCAATTCAACGCCTTTTGCCTTTGCCTCGTATAGCTTGTCTATGCCCGGTACGGCAATTTTTAAAATACCACCCGGACGGAGTTTGTCGATCCAGTTTTTAAGAACAGCCTTAACCTCATTCCTGCCGAAATGCTCTAAAATATGGGACGCACGTATTTCGTCAACAGATTCCGTTTCGTACTGCAATGGATACGCACTTTGCCCGTTGATAAGGTCTATGTTTTCATAGCCTTTAAGGTTTTTATTTCCGCTGCCTAAGTTTAATTTCAACATGATAGTTTTTCCTTTACCTTAAATTGTGTCCTTTAAAGGGGCCGACTCGTAAGCCGACCCCCAAGATAAAGGACTGATTAGCCACTTACAACCTGCATGCAACCGGATACATTGGTTGCTGTCAGGTCTGGTTGATCTTTTTCCGTCGCACTATCAGCCGACTGCTCATTACGAGAAATACGGCCAAGATTACAAATTGGCATTCCTGCCGCTACTGCTCCACTAGTTACAGTGATGCCAACATAGCGTTTGCGTTTCCGCAAATCCATCTGCAATTCCTGATAAACACCGCCTAGAGCCATAACAGCCGCACCAACAAGCTGATTACTTGCAGATGTACTTGTTGATGTCCCACTAGATAATGCCGCAATAGTCGTCATACTTGACGGACTTGTTACAGTGTCACTTTCAGCTACAACGACGGACGTAATGCCCTGTGTAGCGGAATTGTGAGAACCGCATGTTAGATAAAAATTAGCCTGATCCGAACCCTTGGTGTCAAACGACAACGCGTGTGTTGCTGTAGCGTTCGTGGTTGCAAGAGCAAGGTCAATTACCTGTTTGCCTTCGTTACTTGGTATCATAATAGACCCTTTCGATTAGGAGGCTGCTGTCTTAAGACCAGTGATCGGACCTGCATCGCTAGTATCGCCGACATCGTGAACATTAATATCAAACCGTTCAGTAGCCCTAATAGCCAACTGACCACGCTCGAATACGCTTTCCCCGCCAATAGTCGCGTGCTCTGACGTGGCTATAGTACGGGTTTCTCTATCGCCCATCCTGGAAGCCATGGCAAGATCGCCAAACAATGCACAAATCTGGCTATTGGCTTCAGTTTTAGGCATGACCTGAGACAGTACAACAGGATAGCCAAGGAACTCAAGCTGTCTTGCACCGTTCTGTAAGGTTACAATAGTATTACCGCCAGCCGCAGTGATAAGCGGAGTCATGACGCCATGATAGAACTTACGAGAAACATACCACTTGGCATCCATGTCGGCATACTCTGGCAATACGGCGATTACGTCTTCCAAGTTATTCAAAGTAATTTCACTGTAAGCATTACCATCAGCAATGACAACGCCACCTGCATCAGCAGACGTTGGATTACCAGCTGCATCATCAAGAGACTGCCTTACACCAGTGATGCCGCCATACGTGCTTGTGCCATCACCGTTGAATCCGCACTGGTCTTCTTTCAGTGCGTAAGCATAAGCGATAGAACGCATGATCTGATCACCGATATTAATTGCTGAATCTGCGTTTAGCTCGTTCGTTACACGGGTAAGAGCGGTGAGCTTTTTCGCAACAAGTTCAACATCGTCCCAAGACATAGTTGATTCAGTGGCTGCCTCTGATTCGCCGGTAAAGTAAGTCAAAATAGATCCGGTTTCTCTCGGGTCGCTTCTTGTTTCGCTTGACATAGGGATTATGTTCGTGTTTTGACGGAATACGCCATATTTCTCGACTAAACGAATCAAGTCCGTGCCAAACTCATGCGGTACAAGATAGCCACCCTGCGTATTAGTGCCTTCGTTGTGGACAGCCATAGGCATACCAGTGTTAAGGCAATAATTAACAGCAGACTGCATGCCAGTCGTTGCCATAAAGTACTGACCAAAACGATAAGCCTTTAATTCTGCATCCTGCCCAGAAAACGCCTTCAAGGTCGAAATAGACCTTTTCGCAGTTGCTGGAATCTTCGTAGCATCAATGATATTCGGAGATGGGCTTGCTATCTGCGTAGCGGCTGCGATTCTCTTTTCAACAGGTGGATTTGCTTCTGCGTCGTTGACGAAGTTGCCAATCTCAACCTGTTCCTTAGCACGCTCAATCTTCGCTTTCAATCCGGGCTGTGCCCCAATAAGCGAATCCTGCTCGGCTGTAAGCTCTTCGGTAACCTCGGCCATCGCGTCAATCTCCGCGACACGCTCGATATTAGCCTTGAGCTGTTTTACTAATTCATCGTACATCGATAAACCTTTCAATTTTAGTTAATATTCAATTTAATACATCAAAGATGTCAACCGCTACCGCGTGAAAACTATCTCTGCTTTCTTCTTAATTCCATGCTTATAACTTCGTCCAATGTCCTGATACCGTCAACCATGCCGACACTCAGAGCATCTTTTGCTGTTAAAACCTTACCTTGGCCATAGTTAGCTTCAATTTTCGACTTTGACGTTCTACGGTTCTTGGCTACAGCAGACAAAAACTGTTGGTATCCTTGATCGACAAGGCCCTGCATATACGCCAGCGTGTCCTCAGACAATGGCTCGGCACTATTGCCAAGGGCCTTATATTTTCCTGCGGTAACAAAAGTATACTTAACGCCATCTTGCTCCATTTGTTTGCTTGCGTCTATGTGTGTCGAAATCACTCCAATTGAGCCAACAAGTGAACCTGGGGCGGCGTATACCTTAGTAGCCGCCGATCCTGTATAATAAGCAGCAGACGCCATCAGCGAGTTAGCCACGGCAACAACTCGCGTATTACTAGCCGCCTGTCTGATTTTGCCAGTCAATTCTTCAAGGCCAAACATGGAACCACCTGGGGAGTCAATATCAAGAATGATAGACTTGACAGAAGGATCATTAGAAAGCCCCTCGATCATCCGGCCGAACTGGTCTGTTGATAGCATTCCGCTGTGCTCGGTCATCATATTTGCTCGCTGTGTCATAGTGCCCACCATCGGAACTACTACAACCTTGCCCTCGGTGCGGTTAGTTGTGCGTCTTGTCGCGGCTTCAAACTCTGGAATCGGCCCGCCCGCAAGACGTTCAGACATAAAACTCATTATAAGTTCCATCTTTTCCGGTTGAATCGCCCATACTGAGCTATTCATAAAGTTGATTATTTGGTCGTACATGCTAGAGCCTCGTTTATTATATCAATTATTTCTTGTTTTCTATTCCATGTCTTTATGTGTTCGGCTGGGTTTTCGCACGCAAATATAGAATTATACCCCTGCGTAGCAATATCGCACATATTGCCAGAACTTAAACCAAGTGGCTTAACTGCTTTTTCTATGTAGTCAGCGTGCTTGGCATAGAATTTAGCAGCCCACATATTAAATTTACCTCTATCCTCTTCTGCTTTATCAACTCTCGCAGACAATCCACGTTCCTCGGCAAGTGCTATACGTCCTGCAACGTCCTCGACAAACGCGTCAGATGCCGCCCCACCAGCTTCCGTCTGTTGCTCTGATTGTGTGACGGTCTGCATATTCAATGGGATTAGCGGTTCATCTAATCCGTCCACGGTGTTCATGTCTTCAAGCTCTCTTGCCTCGTTTCGAGTTAGCCAGCCATCATTGATAGCCTTACCATAAGCCTCAAACCTATTTAGAGTATTACCCCTTAATAGTGCATTGTCGTTGTATTTGACGTAATAACCTGCCAATTGGTCTGACTCAATAAACAGCTGATTATGAATCGCTTGCTCAAACCGCATGAACCAAGATCCAAGCGTATCTGTGACGTAGTCAATGTTCTGTTCTTCGATGTTCGAGAATGTCGCTCTGGTTAAATCTGCAACTTTATGCGGGGGCATCCTGAACCACCGACATATCTCAACCACACTGAACTGCCTTGTTTCGAGATATTGGCTATCCTTTTGGGACAGTGCCATCGTCTCAACCTTGCCGCCCTCTTCGACAAGCAATACTCTATGCTGGCTATCACCACTGACTTGTTGCTCGACAGACTTCTTGAGATTGTTATAAGCCTTTTCTGACAAAGAATTTGGGAAACTTAGGGCAAGCGAAGTTTTTGCACCGTTACCGAAGAACTTAGAGCCGAACTGCTCCGCACCAGCGGCCAATCCAAGAGATTCGCGGGCAATCGTTATCGGGTTATAACCCTGAACACCGTCATAACCAAAACCTGGAACGTGAAATATCTTATCTGGTGACACCTTTGTATTGTTGCCGTCATCCTCGCGTACCTCGTAAAACAGATTGCCTTTATCGTCGCGATCTGGCCTTATACGGTCGGGCGGTATAATCCATAGTTCCCTTATATTGCCGTTTTGATCTCGAACCTTTTCAGCATAACCGTTACCCCATCCTACAGAATGACTTACAATCGTATTCCAGAACGACATAGCCGACATTTCAGGGTTTGGCTGCCAGCTTATGACAGACTGCAAAGGATGCTCTCTACGCCTCACCTTGCCGGTACTGGTGTCTTGGAATATCTGCAGCGGAAGTTTAGCCAAATCCTCGCTAATGACCCGTACACAATCATACACCGTTGATATCGCAAGAGCAGAGCTATTGGTGATACATTGACCGGCAGAGGTATAACAGCCGCCATTGACCGTGTTTACAAGCCAGCCATCCGTATCAAGACTTGTCGCGGCATTTACTTCTACATTTTCAGTTTTGCTAAAGGGATTCCACATTATAATGTCCTAAGCCCCTGTGTTTCGTATATTGATTCTTGAGCACCAGGATCCACCATCGCAAGACCAAGAGCCATGATTGTTGCAACAATACCGTCGATTTTCTCAATTGACTTGCTCTTATCAGTCTTCACATTCCCCGCCGGGTCTTGAACAACAGCAACATTCGAAGCCATCCAGTTCAGTACTGGATTGTCATTATGGATCAAAGCACCCTCTAATACGAGCTTTTCCAGCTCTTTCATGGGTGGCGACATAGAAACATAGCCCTGCCCGAACGACACAAACTTATCCTCACTGACACCCGCATTAACAAACCGCTGCCGAACGGCCTCAAAACCAAACCGATCAAAAGCGACTCCGCGAACATCGAACTTTTCAAAATCTTTCATTATGTCATCAAGAACGTAGTTGTAGTCGATAACATTACCGTCTGTCATCGTCAAGAAACCTTGCCTTGCCCAAACACTATAAGGAACCTGGTCGCGTTTCTCGCGGTCGTGTGCATTGTCACGCGGGATCCAGAACCGGGGCACGGCAACATATCTATTGCCAACGTCAAACAGCATTACAAATCCGGTTATGTCTTTATTGCTCGACAAGTCAAGACCAGCGAAGCAAGGTTTGCCGACCAAATCAGCCTCATCATATTTCTCATCGCAAGCCGCCCATTTCTGCATCGAAAGCCAGCGTGTTTCTTGTTCTGTCCAGATATTCAAGTGTAGCCTCTTGAATGTATTTTCTTTTGCGGGTATGTCCTGGGCTTCTTTACAAGCCGACTTGAGATAGTCAAGCGACACAGAAACACCCAGATTCGGGTTAGCCTTACGCCATGTTTCCTCTTGCGTCCAATCGTCATCCTCGCCCGCCTCAAATAAAACCGGGAAGAACTTGGGATCGTCAATAATCCCATCCCGAACCTTACAAGCATAGTCATACTTTTCGTAACAAATAGAATGCTTATCAAAACCTGCCGTTGTAATATGCACAATCATGGGCTGGACGCGTGACGCAGTAGAGGTTTCGAGCGTATCGACCAAATCTCTATTTTTTTGTATGTGAAGCTCGTCATTGACTACCAGGTGGGCATTTAGCCCATGTTTTGTGTCTGCGTCGGCAGAAAGAGCCTTAAAAATACAATCACCATTGTAATACTCTATGCTCTTGAATGTTCGGTATGTTCTGGCCCGCTTAGCAAGTTCCGGATTCCTTGCGATCATCCCGGCGGCGTGACGGTATGTAAGTGCGGCTTGCTCACGCTCACCAGCGGCTGCGTATATCTGTGCCCCTGGTTCCTGATCGCAATAAGCAACATAATTGACCAAACCAGCAACAAAAGGAGTTTTCCCGTTCTTACGAGGGACGAATATAAAGGATTCACGATATCGCCTTGTGCCATTCGGACGCTTCCATCCGAACAGGTTCGCAACAATACATTTCTGCCAAGGCTCAAGGAAAAACGGTTGCCCTGCCTTTTCACCCTCAATCAGACACAAGTGGTCATGGAAAAAGCCGATAGCATTCTCAGCCGCATCCACATCAAACGTACAATCACCAGCGGTCGCGATGGGATCGTAACCGGGTATCTCCGTGAGAAGCTTAACCCACTTTGAAGTAATTTTGTTTGCTAGTTTCGTCATTCTTTTTTGTTGCCTTCACGTTCGGCCTGCTAGCCGGAGTCAATCCAAATTGCTGCTCAAGCTTTGAAAAGCCAGATTCCAGCTTCATAAGCTTGTTTATATCAACTTCATCTTGTTTTGCTATAGTTTTCCACTGTTGCCACATAAAGCAATATCGCTCAAAACCTGCAATATCAACCTCGGTCAATACACCTTGATTGCATAGCATCGGTAAAAGCCGGTTCCACATCTTTTGCCCGTGATAACCAAGGCCAGGTGGCATACGCAGCGATTCTACGCCATTATATACCGGCTCATCCTTGCGGTCTTTAGCTCGCCATGAGCCTTTTTTTGCCAGCTTTGCCGTTGGCTCTTTTGCGGGGCCTCGCTTACCCATTGTTAAACTCCAAAACTCGTGAAAAAAAAAGAGTCAT